TTCTCTCGTGGAGTCAGTTCCTTAGCTGGAATAGCTCGGTTCATTGGTTTACTTGCCATATTCTCCCTTAATCGTTAATAAACACTACATGAGGCATCTGTCGTACCTGTGGGAACTTTTCTAAGAATTCCTCACGGGTGATGTCTTTACCTACCATGATCTCTGTAAAGGACTCGCCATCCTTAGTCAGGCGAGCCTTCAGAGCTACACAAGCAGGGCAGTTTTCCTTGCTATATACCCAAATCTCCATTTAGTTTCCTTATGCGTGACAAGCTACACATTCACCTGAGCTAGCACTAACACCAGCCTTGGTACGAATGTAATACAGACTCAAGATGTTCTTATCCTTAAACGCTGCCTTGTGGACAGAACTGATATGCTCCTCTGGATCATCTGCACCGAAGAACAAGTTGATAGACTGACCTTGACAGATATACCGTTGACGAGCAGAAGCCTGTTCAAGGATCATGTAGGGATCAATCTCAAAGGCTGTCTTGAATACAGCTTTTTCTTCCTCAGACATCCATGTAACGTGCTGGATAGAACCATCGTGACTTGCAATCTCAAGCAATGTTTCACGACTGTACACACCTTCACGCTTCATAATCTCCAGCAACTCAGGTACTACTCGGATGGTTTCTCCACCTGCTCCTTGCTGTACGAATACATTTCCAATAAATGGTTCAATACCTTGAGATACCCCGCCCATAAGCTGGCTTGTTGACATGGTGGGAGCGACAGCAAGGCGATGTGTATTTCGAACTCCAAATCCCTTGCAGTATTCCGGCTCTCCAAGTTGCTCTGCAAGATACCGGCTTGCCTCTGTTGACTTCTTGTTAAGTCCATCGAATATCTCCACGTTAAGTTTCTGAGCTTGGAAGCTCTCAAAAGGAATCATCTTCTTGTGGAGCAACGAGTGCCAACCAAGAACACCTAACCCAAGCGCACGGCTCTTTTCAGTACTCGCAAGCGCCTTTTCAAAGCCTCTTTTGCCAGCAGCCATTGACAGGAACTCACTAGTAACACAATCAAGAAATACTGTCGCAGTGAATACAGCATCTGTGTCTTTCCATTCATCATATTTCTCCAAGTTCATACTTGCCAAGATACAGGTGAATGTCTCATCTTCACCGCTATGTAACATGATCTCTGTACACAGGTTAGAAGCCTTAACATCCAAGCCATGAGCCTTGTACATCTCAGGACGGGAATCTGCTACCTTATCGGTGAACAAGAAGTAACCCTTACCTGTCAGCATCTTCAGCTTCAAAGCCTTCTGGTATCGCTCAATAGCCTCAGGATGACCACTGTCCAAGGACTCCATGAAGTCCTTACTGACAGTCCAACCTACGTTAGCATCATCAGGGTTGTTCTTCACCCAATCAGCCAACTCGTTAAAGTCAGGATGATCAATAGGCAAGTAACCAGCCCATGCTCCTCTACGAGCAACACCTTGAGTCACTCGCTTCATCGCATCTACATAGGTTTGAAAGACTGGTAAGACTCCCGAAGCTGTACCACCAGTCCCGATTTGAGAACCTCGGGGTCGAATGTCTCCCAGATAACCGCTAGTGCCAAAGCCATTCTTAGTGAGCACAGCAGTATCAAGAAGCTCACCATAAAAGTCAGCAACAGAATCACCAATGTACTGACCACTACAAGCCACCGGCATACCCTTATTGGTGCCCAGATTAGCCAGAGTAGGCGTTGAAGGACTAAGCCAACCGTTCCAAATAACTTCATAAAACTTACCTTTCCAATCTGTACCATCTTTGGGAGCGTGTTTAGCTGCTGTCTCAGCGATCTGCTCAGCACGATTCTTAAAGCTTGTAGAGCCTTCCATGTACTTAGACTTGAACAGTCCCCATCCTCCAGTCTGATACCACTCAGGCAAGAGTCCTTCCTTTTGCAAACGCTTACGCTCTGCACTGAGGAATTCATACTTGTTATCCAACACAGGTGTACTTACCATACGAAGTTTCTTTCATTCCATTTACGGTTATATTGATTGCCGACCTTAGCGAAGAAGTCATGGATGGTACTGGAGCTAATGCCCAAGTAGAACCACTCAGAGATTGTATCACCAGTTTCATCAAAGATAGCTTCAAAACCCAAGTTACTTAAGCAAATGTTAGCTCGTGCATTCACAAAAGCTTTCATAGCTGTGGGATTGATGCCTTCGATCTCTCCGTGAGAAAACAGTAGGTCAACAATACGGTGCTCATGCTCAACCAATGCCTTAGCAGCCAGATATACACGATCACGCATCCACACCTTATCCAGCTTGTTCTCTTCCATGTACGTACGGAACAACCAAGAACTTGCTTCATGGTGAATGTTCTCATCTCGTACAGAGAAGTTGATACCTGCCACAAGGTTACTAAGTTTGTTCTTACCGTTACTCTGAAAGTGCTTTAGGAAAGCAAAGCTAGAGTACAGTACACAACCTTCCATCATACTGAAGACTGCCAAGGAAAGGGGCAGATCACGACTACTAACAAGAGTGTCCAAGTACCCAATACGGCTAGCCAATACAGGATCGTACTGCCAAGATTGATGGAAATCCTCAGTAGCCAATCCAAGCAGTTCGTTAATGCGGTTATAGAAGCGTGCATGAACATTACTCTCAAAGTAACAAAAGGCATCAGCCATCAAACCAACATCAGGATGCTGGAAGTTAGGTTTAACAGTACCAGACCAATACTCATCACCCACAATACGTTCGTACTTGGTAAAGAGTTTGAGTGAAGTAGTAACACCATGACGTTCACTAGGAGTAAAATCGGTAAGAATGCTGTGTACATCTTTTTCCAAATCAATTTCATCAAAAGTCCAGAATACACCGTTCTGTTTATCAGCAAAGGCCAAAGCCTCTGGATAGTCGAAGGTGTACACAATCTTCTTTGTTAATAGGTTTCTCATTCAATTTCTTTCATTAGTTCTTCTTGTTTATCTTCAATAACATCTTCAAAGCGATCAATGAGGTCATCACTGTGGATGTCTAATAACTCCAGCAATGTGACTTCATCGACTCGTTGAAGCTTCTCTTTAAGTTCTTCAAACGTCAGATTCATATGCGTCAATCAACTTATCCAGATACCAGCGAGCTTTCTTCAAGTCCTCAACACCATTCTTGTCCATGAAGCGCATCAAGTATTGCATCATCTGTACATAGTCCGGCGCAAACAAGGGAGTCAAGAAAGCTGCTTCATCTAACTTATGTACAAGCTTCTCAATGACATCCCGCACCTCAATGCCTTCATCTTCAAATAGCATGTAGTGCTTAGGCTTACTCACAACATCAAAATGAAGATCACCTGAAGATGTACCATTAGTTCCTTTAAACCAATCGTCAATAGCTTCCTTCAAAGGTTTAGAGGCATGGCTAGTCATGTATACAGTTCCTTTAACATAGTTAGAGTACCCTGTGCAAGTAACACAAGGAGCTTCTAGATCACGATCCATCAACGCATAGAAGCACGTATCACACTTATTGGTTCCCATACTTCCTCCCAAGGTATTCAATAGACAAAAGCATCTCATCAAAGCCTCCATCCTTAACGTCATTCAACATAACCAGTCCTCGCCAGTGTCGGTTGCTTAGCTGATCCATATAGTCCTCATCATGTAGGTAGTAGCTACCAGCAATGATACCACAGATAGGCTTGCCATCAGCACGTTTACCATAAGCGATCTGCTTGCCCTGCTGATGACCAGCAACACAAGACATGTGAAGCTTGTTGATAATAGCACTAGCAGTTCCCGCAGGACGTCCCATCGCTCCAACAGGCCAATAGTGATTAAACCCAACACCGTTAAGAAACACAGGGTGAAGGAAGTCATGTACTTCCCAATCCTTGTCATACTCCAAGTCTTTAACACTGATCAAACCTTCTAACGTAGGGTTGTTGTTCACAGCTCGATTGATACGATTCTCGTGGTTGCCTAGAGTGAGCAACATACGAGGCTTGTAGACCTTGTGCTTGGATTCCTTCTGAGTCTTCTGCAAGTCCCGCAGAGGTTTCAGAAGCTTCTTCATAGCCTCCTTAACTACCTCTACATCTTTCTTGTACCGAAGACCTTCAAAGTACTTAGAACCTTTAACATCATGCGTAGACAGTGAAGGCATATCTGCAAAGTCTCCAATGTTCACAACCACATCGGGACGATAGTCACAGATAGCCTTCCCTGCCCACTCAAGATGATCCAAAGGAACTCCTTCTTTGACCTGAGCGTCAGGGATGACTAATATCTTCATGCTCACCACTCTGCCAAATCGTCAGAGCCTACTTCGTCTTCTAAGGTGAAGTACTCACCTGTCCAAGGATCGAGGTAGTCAGGGTAATGCTCGTACATTACGTTCAAAAACACAGGCTCCTGTAGTCGTACCTTAGGCATGATCTCATACTGAAAGATAGATTCCAAGAAGCGTACATAATCATTCAAACACTCTGACCACGTAGCTCCGGGTGTAACGATTTCTTTCTTGTATACTTTACCATCACAGTCTGTATACATAAAGCCATAGGTCTGCATTGCTTCGTCTTTATCACTCATCGCTCATCTCCAATCTAAATCTACGTCTATGGTATATACACAATCACCTTGAATCACCGCTGCCTCCAATTGTAAGTCGTGACTGGCGATCTGCTAGCTTTTGAAGGTTTTTGATAGCTATATCTGCCAAGCTCCAACCCATCACTGTAGAGAGGCCAGCGATCTGCCACAACACATCACCAGCTTCCTTCTGCATTCCTGCTTCGTCTAAGACACCATCCCGAATCCACTTGGCATACTTACCTGCAACTTCACCTGCTTCAGAGGTAAGGTTAGCAACCATGTAAGCAGGGTTCTTAGCAGATTCCATTGCTGTCTTAAACGCTAATTCTTGATACTCATTCAATAGCATGGGTTGCTCCACTCGGTTACTACAAACTTTAAAGTCAGATACTTAACAGCATCTCCGGGATACATAGTTCGCTCTACATGAAAGCCACCACAGTT